ATGACCCGCAGCCTGAGTAGGAGTCATCCAATATTTAGCCCTTGGAGCTAACGCGCCTTCCTCAATAGAGCGAGACATTGCGTAGTTCAATACACGCTGTGGGTCTAGTAGCTTCTCAACGACGCCCCAGTACAGAGTCTTGCCCTCGAATATCTTGTAGTTGCCGTAGACAGGGATGACAGGAATTCTATTGAACACAGTCTCACGGTCATCTTCTAGCCAATCTTTATTATCAAAGAACCTTGAGCAAACCTTATGTACCTTGCGAGTCCTTCTACGAACCTCGGTAACTCCAATCATTGCTAAGTCGTCTACGATCTTCTCAAAGTCCTCATTGACCTCATGGGTCTGACCGTTGGACATCATGACCAATTCACGGTCTTCTGACTCCACATAGAGGAACTCACCAACAACAATCGCTTCTGCCTTGTCGTAGTAAGCATCGCCCTCACGGTCATCAGGGACTGACTCACCCGAGCCTTCAGGCCATCTGTGTTCGTATTCATCAATCGCCATTGGATGAAGGACAAAGCAATACCGTGAGTCAGACTTATCCTGTAGCTCCGCAGCAGGGTCAAACCATACTCGGTCTACTGGGTTGCCAATCTTCTCAATCACAATGTCCTGATCAAAAGAATTGTCATCTGCAAACTTCTGACTAACCCGCCACGCATCAAAGCCACCAGTAACCATGCCTCTGGCTGCTTGTGAGTAGACTTGCTTGGCGTTGGAGATATTCTCAATGTTACGGATCAAGCCGTCATAGGTTGAGGCAATGTCCTTTGTGGCGTTACCACCAGCAGGGCTGACTCGGATGTCAAAGTCTGCCTGTTCAATCTCTGAGGCAACCTGATCCACTATGGGATTCACATTGTCAAAGGTGTAGCGTGGCTTGTTCTGGTTGGCTTCCCACCAGTACGGCTCCCACTGACCATCCCTCTTATCAAGGAACAGATGAGCCTCACGGGACATCTCACGGTTGTCGTGGTCGGCCTCTTGGCAGGCAGAGAGTAGATTCAATACGCTCTGGTGGTCTTCGTACTTGTCTTTATAAGAAAGGTCATCCTCAGTCATCTGAGCAGATTCTTCTTTCTCTTCGTATCCGTTTTCGTAGGTAGCCATTAGCCCCAGCCCTTAAAATTGATTTTGACAGCCTGTTTCTGGACTGCCTTTGGTGAAAACATTGACATCATAAGCGCATCACCCATGTTAGGAGACGGTAGCTCATACGGCTTCTTAGCCATGTCTATCTTCGACATTATCTGGATTTTACCATTATTTGATCGTTTTTGCGGTATTCTGCACACTTCGCTTCGCAATTGGTCTAGCGTGGGTATTTCACTACTCAGAGAGATTAGCTCATCAGGATCAACATACTCACCCTTGGTTACGGCTCGGTAGGTAGCCTCGAACCTATCCCTTAGCTTCCACCAATACTGCGCCCTCTTGTTGAAGAAGGTGTCCTTGTTGGTCTTGGAGTCTCTACCACTATACGGTACAGCAGCGTCATCAGGAGTCTCTGAGCCACGGAACTGGTGCTTCTGCATTGCTGTAGATTCTAGCTCTTGGTCTACCTGTCTCTTGAGAGAGATGCCTAGACCGTCACAGTCCCACACAAACCAATCAGCCTGTGCGTCTCTGGCTTTCTTCAATGCCCAATCCATTCCTTCGTTGGAGTCGCCTGTTACCTTTTCACACACATCCAAGACAACCGAACCCTTGCGTAAGGCAAAGCCCTTGGAGTCTCCACCCTCATCAGATGGATCGTGTGAGGCTATCAACGCACCAGACGGTTCGAACCCGAGCTTCTTGTGTGCATCTATGGCTGCGTCATACCACTCGGTGGGAATAATGTTGTCTTCAACAGAGTCGTAGTATTCGCCTTCCCAAACGTGCTGGAATAGGGCAGGTGACATCCTCTCCCTGTCGCTGTCCATCTCTTGCTTTAGGACATCAGGCGCTAAGGGATTGTCTGTGATGTTGATCATTACGATCAGGTGCAAGTCATCCTCGTAGTAGCCATCCCTCCTAAGCTGCTTCTCATAGGGCTTGATAAACCGTTGGCTGAAGGCATCCACACTTGATCGGGGATTGGCGCTGAACCATATCTCAGAGCCTTCCTCACGCAGTGTAGGCGTTAGAGCCTTGAGGGAGTTGAAGGAGATAGTCTGGGCTTCTTCCACCCAGAACCGTTGGAAGCCGTGCATTGACTTCACGCCTTCTGGGTTTCTAGCCAGACCACGGAACTTAAACACTGGGTCTTGGTTGAGGAGGATTTGGTTGTTCTGCACCTCAAAGCCCTGAAGGTTGAGGCGTTCTATCTCTGACTTCAGCAGGGCATGAACCGAGTCATCTATTGAATTCTGAAACTCACGGAAGCAGGCAGTCTTAATCCCCTTGGTCTGTGCGTCCATCAGGCACATATCAGCAAAGCTCATAGACTTACCTGAGCCTCGCCCACCTATGGCAATCTTGAAGCGTTTAGGCGTATCTATGAACGGCCTGAGCTTCTTGGGGATTTGCATCTTAGGCATTATTCGTAAGTCGCTTTCTTCTTACGCTTCGCCTTTGACATAGCTATGGCTATCGCCTGATTTCTCGGCTTTCCCGCCTCCATCTCTGTTCTGATGTTCTGGCTGATTACCTTCTGGCTCTTTCCCTTCTTTAGCGGCATTGAATATTCTCTCGTAGTTATCAAGATACTTGCTTACGTTGTACTTGCGTGGCCTTGAGCCTTTGCCACCTTCCCAAGGGCCTGTACTCATTCCACCACCTCAATCGTCCACTGCATATCAACCTCAATAGGGTCGCCGTCTCTGCCAGTTATCTCTTGGCGCTTAGTCTCTGTCCATCCTGCTTGGTGAGACAGATAGAACTTAGCAGCGTTTACATCCCCATCTAAAGCCTTTGCAGCCAATGACTTAGCTACCTTAGTTATCCCTAAAGCTTTCCCTTTCCGATAAGCCTCAGAAAGTTCTGGCTGTCGTTGTAGCGCAGCGCGTAAAGTATTGGCCGTACAGCCAAAATAATCAGCTAACTGCTTTTGGCTTAATACGTCAGCCAGCTCAAAACATTCCTTCACTTCTTGCTCTGTGAAGACTCGTGGTGGCCTGTGTGGAGGGTTACTCACTGGTCTAACTCCTGTGGTGTTTTGCTGATTGTATCATGCTTCCTGTTTCTTCTTGGAAGCGTACCGAGCGAATGTCTCATCACGGAGGGCTACGCTTTTGTTAGAGAAAGACTGAGGAGGAAAGACTTGTATCTTCCCACCCTTAGCCAAGAACTCTTCTGTTTGCTTTTGGATTATCTCACTAAGCCAAGAGGTGTCCTTCATAATGCTATATCCATGTTAAACATAATGGGCAGGTTTAGCTTCCTGCGTTGTTCTCTACGAGCTAATGACTCTTTAATTTGCTTGTAGTCATTATAACCTATTGTTTTGCCTTGTTTAAGTGTTTCATGCGCCATCATGATCATGGTTTCGTCCCAATCGGACTTCTTGTTTAGAAGCCAGTGACGGTCGTATTCCGTCTTAAAGGGCTTATCAAACAGTACGCTGGGCTTTAATCCTATGGACTGTACTATCTCTGGGCCTCTAGCACCACAGGCATGACAGAACATGAGTATTTTGTCTTCTGCCTGCTTGATGGACATTGAGGGGTTGTTGTCCCCATGTACAGGACAGCAAGCTATGTAGCCCTGTCCTTGTTTTCTTACCTTGTCTAAGCTACCAAGAATAGATTCTAGGTCGATCATTTGCCATTCTCCTTTTGATGTTGGTGTGAGTGATAAATCCTCGCACTTCTTCGGTTACCTGCTTTGGGGTTCTATCCACGCCTTTAGGCCAGACCCCAAACTTCTCTTTATACTTGTGACTAGCCCAGCCTTCAGCGTAGCCATGATCCTTACCATACTGGACAAGCTGACCCATCCAATCAGACTTGTCTTCTACCTTGAAGTCCTTACTGGCTTTCTTGAGCATTGAGCCATCATCCTTGAACACAGGCTCGTTGGATGGAAT